AGATAGAGCCAATAACATTAACTCTGCTAGAAATGCTATCATAAAAGATAACTCTGTTATCCATAGTGAAAGTCTATGGCCTGGAGAAGAAGCTGAATTGAAAGCAGCTTTGAAATATATTAATACTGGTAGAGGAAATATTCCAGAATACTATAGGAGTTTCCCATTCATTAACCTTACACCATATGAGTTAATGCAGACTAGATTAGCAGCTACTGGTATGATTAAACCTAGTGAAGTTAAACCTATCCCAGAACGTGAGTTAGATCCAGAACAACAAGATTTACTATTAAATAAACCATCAGCTGCTAGAACTAATAGAGCTTTATTAAATCTAGAAGATAAAGCATTATTAGTTGAACTAGCTGGAGCACGTAGTGAAGAAGAGTTATTAGAAATATTAAGATCTAATTCACAACGTAATAACCAAACAGCAGGTTGGGAGATATCCCAAGTAAATATAGATCCCTCATTAGAAGAAGAACACACCCAAGTAGTTGGAGAACAATCACCCTTCATGCAACTCAATACAATGCTTCCAGGTGTAGCTACGGCTTACGTGGAAGATACATATAACGTATAAAACAATGCCTATAGATGAGTCTTTAGTCGATAATGAAGGTATGCAGCAATACCAAGCTGACCAACTTAATTATCTAGATAATAGTAGACAACAAGAAGCGGCTCGTCAAGAATTCCAAAAGCAAGACGAGGAAACAGAAACACAAGCCCTAAGTGAACAAGCAGATCCAAGGAATGCTGATCGTTGGGGTATGAAAGCTGTTGCTAAAGAACTTCAATCAGTTGTAACTGGTGGCGTACAGGATACTGCATCTTCAATGATGACATTTCCTGAACGTACAGTAGATGCTTTAACTGGTGAAATACAAAGAGAAAGAAAAGAGAAAGGTTACTATAGACCTGAATGGGATCCTCTAGTAGATCATAGTAACCCCATCATCACTAAAACGTGGTGGGGTAAATTACTAAGAGGTACTGTTCACTTCGGTACAATGGCTGCTGCTATTATACCTGCTGCTAAAGTAACTGCAGCTAGGTTAGGTATAGCAGGTACAGGTATCATGGCTAATAGTTTAGTCAGAGCTGCTGGAGTCGGTGCTGTATCCGATTTAGTATCTAAAGAATCAGATGGAGATAATGCACTTGGGATGCTTAGAGACCGATATGGTTTCATAGATACTCCTTTAAGTACTAGAGAAACTGATCACCCTGTCATGATGAAATTCAAAAACATTGTGGAAGGTATGGGTATTGGGTTCCTATTTGACAGTGCAGCGATGGCTCTAGGTAGAGGAAGTGATGCTGTTAAAGCTCAGATAGCTGCTAGACAAAAGAGTGTTGAAGTACAAACACTTAGAAAAGGTATCCAAGAAGTTAGAAGAAATGAATTTGGATTCCGTGGTAGTAAAAATAAACCTGTAGCTGATCCATCACAAGCTGCTCATATATCAGGAGAAGATCCATTTATTGTTTGGGCACAGCAGAAGAAGATAAGAAATGACTGGGGAGCACAAGAAGGATCTACAGGTGCTGTTACTACACCAGTAGAAAGAGAACGTATAGCTAGAGAAGCTGATATCAGCGAAGATACTGTTGACGATGTATTAAGAAAACTACTAAGTAGTGAAAGATATCAATCAGTTCTCAAAAGTGTAGGTGGCAGTAGAAAGAGATTAGTAGAAGTATTTGGTGATTCTATAGCAGCACATCAACGCATTACTCAAGGTAGAAATGCAGCTGATATGGATGCAGATGAGTATCTAAAAGAATTATTCGAATCATACGATGTATATGATGGTAATACAGATGATGCTATCAAGACTCTAACTAGTAAAAATGTAGTAGTAGCTGATTTAATAGTTGGCTCATTATTACATCAACTAAGAGACCTTGGAATAGCTGGTAGAGAGATAGCAGACTTTGCTGATCTTGGTGATATAGATGGTCCAGCTGATCAGATAGTAGATACTATGTTAACTCTACTTACTGAAACAAAGAAAGCTAGGATTGTTAAGTCACAAAACTTTAGAGAATTAGGAGCTGGTAAGAGGAAGAAGTACTTAGAAGAAAACTTAAGTAAAGATATGGCTGATACCAGGGAATCTATTATGTCTGTCTTACAGATAGCTAAAGATGATCCTGATGAGAATATGCTTAATGCATTATTTGAAGCATTCTCTTCTATGAAGACAGTTAACAGTGTAGATGACTTTGATAATTGGGCTAGGAAGATGATCATCGGAGGCGAGATTGAAGGTAAGAAACAGACTGGTGCTGTCATAAGAGAATTAGGTGGTGTTATGACTCATAGTATTCTAAGCGGTCCTAAGACCCCTGCTAGAGCTATTATGGGAACAAGTACCGCAACTTTCTTAAGACCCCTCTCTACGACATTAGGAGCTGCAATGCGGTATCCTTTTAATGGAGATGCTGAGACACTAAGAGCTGGTATGGCTTCAATTAATGCTATGATGGAAGCTATCCCTGAATCATGGACGCTATTTAAAAGTAAACTGGATGGATATTGGAGTGGTGATATATCTACAGTTAAAACTAGATTCTCTGAATATACTAGGAGTGATGAGAACTGGGAGTTATTAAGAAAGTGGGCAGAGAATCCTAAGTCTGGAGCTACAGATGGGGATAAAGCATGGTTCAATATGGCTAATATGGCTAGATCCATGAATGATAATAAGTTCTTATCTTACTCTACTAAACTCATGGCTGCTACTGATGAAGCTTTTGCTTATATCTTAGGTAGAGCTAAGATGAGAGAGAAAGCTATGAGATCTGCTATGGATGCTCAAAATAAAGGAGCACTTACAGCTTACTCTGAGGTCACTCCTGAACTAGTTAGAATCTATGAAGAAGACTTTTATCGTCAGATATTTGATGCAGACGGTAACATAGTTGATGATGCTGTTAAATGGGCTAGAAAAGAAGTTACACTTACAGAAGAATTAAATCCACAAGGCTTTGCTGGAGGATTAAACTCTGTATTCCAAGCTAATCCTTGGGCTAAACCTTTCTTCCTATTTGCTAGAACTGGTGTAAATGGTCTTAAATTAACTGCTAAACATACACCAGGATTTAATTTCTTAGTACAAGAATTCAACGATATAGCTTTTGCTAGTGCTAAAAACTTAGATAGTGTGAGAAAGTACGGTATAACTAATGCTGCTGAACTAGCAAATGCTAAGGCTTTGCAGACTGGTAGATTAGCTATGGGTAGTGCTTTAACTTCTATGGCTATTTGGTCTTGGATGTCTGGTAATATGACTGGAAACGGTCCTACAGATAGACAGAAAAGACAATCATGGTTGGATTCAGGATACAAACCTAGACACGTTAAGATAGGTGGTATATGGGTAGGATATGAATCAATCGAACCATTCAACCAAATCATGACAATGATTGCTGATATAGGTGATCATAGTCAATTAATGGGTTCTGAATGGACTGAACAACAATTACTTAAAACAGGATTAGTATTAGCTCAAGGTATAACAAGTAAATCTTATCTTGCTGGTATGCAGCAGTTTGTAGATTTATTTGGTGGTAGACCCGGACAAGCAGAACGTATTCTTGCTAACTTAGCGAATAATCAAATACCTTTAGCTGGTTTAAGAAATGAGTTAGGTAAAATCTTTACACCTTATACAAGAGAATTAGGATCAGGTATTGATCAAGCGATTAGAAATAGAAACTTAATTACTGAAAACATAACTGGTAGACCATTACCTATCAAATACGATATGTTAAATGGTAGACCAATTAAAGATCATGACTTCATGACTAGAATGTTTAATGCAGTTAGTCCTATATCTTTAAATTTAGATAATACTCCTGGTAGAAGATTGTTATTTGACAGTGGATATGATACAAGATTATCTACTTACTATGCTCCTGATGGAACTAACTTAACTGATTCACCAGAAATCAGATCAATGTTCCAGCAAGCAATAGGTAGACAAAACTTAGAACGTCAGTTGGATAAACTATCTGAAAATCCTAAAGTTCTAGCCTCTCTAGAAACAATGCATAGAGATATAAGAAGCGGTAATAGAGGTGAATATGAAGGTGCTGATTATTTCCATAACAAGAAAATAGATGCACTCTTCCAACGTGCTCGTAGAGCTGCGTGGTCTTCTATTATGCGAGATCCTAGAATTCAATCTCTTATGACTGAACAAAGAGAAGCTAAGAAAAAGAGGTATAGAAAAACTAAAGAAACAACAAACACTCAAACACTTCTTTCAATATATAAATAAATGGCAAGTTTTAAACAATATACTGCAAGTGGAGGTGCTTCTGAAAATTTTTCTATCCCAACATTTGCTTCTACGGAGATAAAAGTTACTATTGATGATGTACTAAAGACTGCTGGCACTCATTACAATATAACAAACTATACAGCTAATGGAGGTACAGTTACTTGGACTTCAGGTAATATACCTTCTACTGGTACTGTTCGTATAGAAAGAGATACTAAGATATTAAATAATGCAGGTACAGATATACAAGGTAAGGCTACATATTACGCAGGTTCTTCAATAAAAGCTGATGATCTTAATGATAACCAGAAACAAGTTCTACGGACATTAGAAGAGCATGATGATAAATTAGGTGATATATCAACTGTAGCAAATCATACTACTAATATCAATATAGTAGCAGCTAGTATAGATGATGTTAAAAGATATGCTGAAGAATATACTATAGGTTCATCTGCGCCTAGTAGTCCTAGTACAGGTGATTTATGGTATGATACTTCTGCAAGTCTACTTAAATTATATAATGGAAGTTCATTCACACCTATTACGTCTGTTGAACTTATAGACGAAGATAATATGGCTAGTAATAACGCTTTGAAAGCACCTAGTCAGCAATCAGTTAAAGCTTATGTTGATTCATTGGCTTGGCTTGACCAATCCACCAAAGAAGATGGTTCTGTGATCTATTGGAAAAACAGTTCCTCAAAATATTTTGCCGATAACGCACAAAACATTAAAACCTTAGAGGGAGGTAACTTTTAACAATGGCATCAACAATAAGAATTAAGAAAAGAGCTTCTAGTGGATCAGCTGGAGCACCTAGTTCTCTAGCATCTTCAGAATTAGCTTTTAACGAAAATACTAGTGATAAGAAACTTTACTATGGATATGGTGATAATGGTAGTGGAGTAGCTACTTCTATTATAGCAGTTGGTGGACCTGGAGCATTCTGTGATTTAACAACAGCTCAAACCGTAGCAGGTGTAAAAACATTTAGTGATAATGTAGTTATGTCTGGTAACTTAACAGTTAACGGTACTACTACATCTATACAAACAACTAACTCAGTTGTTAAAGACGCTTTAATAGAACTAGGTAATGGTACATCAGGTACTCCATCTAATGATGCTGGACTTGTTATAGAAAGAGGTGATTCTGCTAATGCATTTATAGGATGGGATGAATCAGCAGATAAGTTTATAGTAGGTACAGGTACTTTTACAGGTGCAGATACAGGAAATCTATCTATCACTGGAGGTACTCTTGTAGCTACTACATTTGAAGGTGCATTATCTGGTAACGCATCTACTGCTACTGCTTTAGCAAATGGTAGAACCATTGCTATGTCTGGAGACGTTGTTTGGTCATCAGGTTCCTTTGATGGTTCTGGTAATGTTACAGCAGCTGCTACTATTCAGACAGGAGCAGTTGAACATGCAATGTTAGCTGCTGACGCTGTAGACGGTGATAATATAGCTGACGATTCTGTTAACTCAGAGCACTATGTAGATGGAAGTATTGATCATGCACACTTAGCAGGAGACTGTATAGATGGAGATAATATTCAAGATGATGTTGTCAATTCAGAACATATAGCTGCAGGTGCAATTGATTTAGAACATATGGCTTCTGAATCAGTTGATGAAGATAATCTTAAAATATCTAACTCTGGATCTAACGGACAATTCCTATCTAAACAATCTGGTAATTCAGGTGGTTTAACATGGGCTAGTCCTAGTTCAAGTGTACCGACTACTATAACAGTTGCTGATGAGTCAAGTGATACAACTTGCTTCCCTTTATTTGCAACAGCAGCTACAGGTGATCTTGGACCTAAGAGTGGATCTAACCTTACATTTAACTCATCTACAGGTGTGCTCACAGCAACTCAAGTAGACGGATTGATTGATGGAGGCACCTTCTGATGGCAGCAGTAATAAAACTAAAGCGGGGTACTTCCACACCAAGTACTAGTGATATTGCTAGCGGTGAAGTTGCTGTAGATACATCCGCAAAAAAATTATATATAAATGACTCTGGTACTGTAAAAGAAATCGGAGGAGGAGGAGGAGGTGGAGTCACCTCTGATGCTCAATTAAACACTGTTGCAGGTACTAATGCAGGTGATAGTTTTAGTGGTACAAATGCAGAGAAAAATACACTATTTGGTTATAACACTGGTACAGATATAACGACAGGTGATGCTAATAATGGCTTTGGTGTAGAAGCTTTAGATACTCTTACAACTGGATCTTGGAATAATGCCTTTGGTTGGTGGGCATTAAGAAACCTTGAGACTGGAAGTGGCAATACAGCTTTTGGTCAAGCAGCCTTAGAAGGTATCACGACAGGTGATAACAATATTGCTATAGGTAGATGGGCTAACACTACAAATACAACTGGATCTAACAATATCACTGTTGGCTATAACGTAAATCCAAGTTCAACGACAGTATCTAACGAAATAACTTTAGGTAATACAAGTACTACGAAGTTCAGAGTACCAGGTCTTAACTTCTCGATTAAAGACAGTACAGCTACAGATAACTATGTGCTTACCGTTGACGCTAACGGAGATGCTGGTTGGGAAGCTGCAGCTGGTGGTGGTACGTCTACAGGTGAGACTTATGTTTTATTAAAGGATGGAGCTACCGCTAGTAATAGTGGAACCAATACAATTTCTGGATATAACGCT